CGGGAGAAGTAATGACTCAGCTAATAGACATGCTGAAGCTACACGAAGGTGTACGATCTAAGGTATATGTGTGTAGTGCAGGCTACGAAACGATAGGTGTGGGCAGAAATATCTCAGAGTCTGGCCTTGGGTTGTCTGATGATGAAATCGAATACTTGTTGTCGAACGACATAGCGCGAGTAAAAAGCGAGCTTGCAGACACATACTTTTGGTTCAACGGCATCAACGAAGCGCGTCAGGATGCAATGATTGACATTTGTTTTAACCTTGGTCTGACCAGATTGCGCGGCTTTGTGAAGGCACTGGAGGCTATGTCGCGTGAGCAGTTTGATGTGGCTGCTGATGAGTTCTTAGATAGCAAGTGGGCGCAGCAAGTTGGCATGAGGGCTGTTAGAGTGACTGAAATGATCCGATCTGGGGAATATCAGTAATGCCTTTGCAGAAATTTATCTTTAATCCTGGAATTAATAAAGAGGGTACTGATTATAGTGCCGAAGGCGGCTGGTTCGATGCGAACTTAGTTCGGTTTCGTCAAGGATTACCTGAAAAGATAGGAGGCTGGGTAAAATACCTCACATCGTCTTTTACGGGAACAGGTAGAAAGTTACACGGCTGGGTTACGTTAAACGGTACTAAAGCCTTGGGGATTGGTACAACATTTAAATTGTATTGGCAGGAAGGTGCGGATTATAACGATATCACCCCTATTCGAGAAACTACTGCTGCAGGAGACGTTACATTTTCTGCTTCTAACGGCTCTTCTACTATTACGATTACTGATACAAGCAACGGAGTCAATTTAAACGATTTTGTTACATTTTCTGGAGCAGCGTCGTTAGGCGGGAATATTACAGCAAATGTTTTAAATCAAGAATATCAGGTTGCTTCGGTAGTAACTACTAATTCTTATACGATAGAAGCTAAAGATACTTCTGGAGCGACCGTAACGGCGAATGCTTCTGATACTGGTAACGGCGGATCGTCTACAGTAGGTGAGTACCAGATCAATGTTGGCTTAGACGTTTTCGTATCCGGTTCTGGTTACGGTGTTGGAACATGGGGTAGTGGAGGTTGGGGTTCATCTAGCTCGTTAAGTGCTAATAATCAGCTACGTTTATGGTCACTAGATAACTTTGGCGAAGATTTAATCGCTAATGTGCGGGCAGGCGGTGTTTACTACTGGGATTTTTCTACCTCTACTCAGCGAGCTAAAGCCCTTAAAGATATTTCAGGCGCAAATTTTGCTCCTACTGTCGGGTTACAGGTTTTAGTTTCTGATATTGATAGACATGTTATCGTTTTAGGAGCAGATCCAATAGAAGGCGGTAGCAGGTCTGAAGAATTAGATCCATTACTTATTGCATTTTCAGACCAAGAAAATCCGTTTGATTGGGAGCCACGTTCTACGAATACTGCGGGTTCATTACGATGTTCAGCAGGGTCAGAGATTATTGGCGGTTTAAGAGCTAGACAAGAAACTCTTATTTGGACAGATGTTGCGCTATATAGCTTACAGTTTATTGGGCCTCCAAACACATTCGGCCTTACTCTTATTAACGAAGGAGTAAGTTTGATTGGGCCTAATGCAGCTTTAAACTCTCCTAGCGGAGTGTTTTGGATGGATAAAAAAGGATTTTATACATACAACGGGGCTGTACAACCTTTACCTTGTAGCGTCCATTCTTATGTATTTGACAATTTAAACATAAGTCAGGCGTTCCAAGTATTTGGTTTCGTAAATAAACAGTTTGATGAAGTTGGTTGGTTTTATTGCACTGGAACTAGCACAGAACCAGATAGTTATGTTACTTATAATTATGTTGAACAATCGTGGGCTATTGGTCAACTTTCTCGTACTGCATGGTTAGATGAAGGGATTGAAGCGTTCCCCCGAGCAACAGGTAAAGATAGTTCTATATCTTATATTTATTCCCACGAATCAGGAAACGATGATGACGGTTCTCCTATGGATAACGTCTTTATTGAAAGTGCTGATTTTGATATTGGGGAAGGAGACCAGTTCCAATTTATTCGTAGATGTATACCAGACGTTAAATTTACAGGTGATTCCGGTAGTACGCAGGCGATTAACTTCGTGTTAAAGGCCCGTAATTATCCTGGAGACTCCCTTACGACGGATATAACGTCTTCCTTTACCGGAAGTACGACTAAAATAGATACCCGCGCTAGGGGCCGACAAGCAGCGGTACGATTTGAATCTGACGATAATGCTGATGAAAATTTACGGCTTGGAGTCGGGTTTGTAATTGGAGCTACTCGTTTAGAAATACAGCCTAACGGTAGGCGGTAATGGCTAGAATCCTTACCGGAAGATTACCTGTTATTAACCAAGATTTAGTTGATAGCGCATCGTTTAATAGAGCTATGAGGGTCTTGGAACTTGGTTTAGGGTCGTTTGATCCTACAGCAACTCCTCAGTACACCAGCTCTAACAGAGACGAGTTAAGTTTTGAGGTAGGCGATATTATTTGGAATACTACAGAAGAAGTTCTTCAAGTATATTTGGGTAATTCTTGGCAAAATATATCGACGCCGAGGACTTCTGGACTGAGCGCAACAGGGAGTGTTGGTACAGTTCAGGTCGTTACTAACGGTAACATCGTAGTAGCCTTATAGTTATGGCAAAGCCTAAGAAAAAACCTAAAGTCCCTGCGAAGTATCTAGCTGGTCTTTCTACTGAAGAAAAGAAGAAGCGTAAAAAAGAGATAGCTAGGAATAAAAAGAAGGCTATGAGCGATCCTTCTGCTTACAAGTTTTCGACTGATAAGAAAAAAGGTAAGCGTAGGAAAACGATAGAGTCTAAATATACTCGCAGGTTTAAAGAGAGGTTTGGCACAAAGTCATGAGTCTTTCCGATAAAACGAAAAAGGCACTGTCTAATAAAGCGGAAGCTGCTCGTAAAAAAGGTAAAAAAGTAACCGCTGGTCAACTTGCTCGTGTATATAAACGAGGGCTTGCTGCGTATAAAACAGGACACCGTCCTGGAACATCGCAGCATCAGTGGGCGATGGCCCGTGTGAATTCTGTGCTTACAGGCGGTAAAGCGGCTACAGTTGATAAAGATATTATGAAAGGCTCTAAAGCTAAAAAGAAACCAGCTAAGAAGAAAACTTCATGAGTAGGATATTCGACGAAGATCAAACGAGTTCATTAGTTAGTTCTATGATGAACTCTGAATCTAACGCTACTAAGTTTATGGAGCAGGGCGAAGATATTGGTCTCTCTCCTGACGTTACGATGGATATCCTCAATCGTTACGCAACTTACGGGGCGAATACGGGAATCGGGAATCTTGGTGGGGAGCGATTAGTTAATGCTCTTAACGACGAATACCGTAAACGTGTCGACGCGCCTTTACAACAAACGACAGGTAGAGCAATTACGGGTGACGCCGTTGCTCGAATAGCTGAACAAATAGCTGAACAACAACGAATAGCAGACGCACTGGCTCAAAGCCAACAAATGATGGACGCGATGCCAGATTTATCTGCAACAGCCACTCCGGAAATGCAGGCTGCGTTAGACGATGCACTACAAAACCCTACACAAACAGATACCACTACACTAGGTGCTACAGAACAAGCAATACAAGACGCCGTTGATGATCCCTCGAAAACAGTAGGTCAAGTAAACTCTCCAATTACAATAGATGGGGAAAAACCTTCTCGCTTAGAAAAATTCCAAAAGTATTTAGACGAAAATCCTTTAGTTGCTAAACAGCTTATGGCTTCAGGTCAAGATATTGGTAAAATTCTTGGTGCAGCTCTTGGTGGCGGCGGTAAACGTGAAAGTAAAGTTCCTGTTCGCGCTCCGCGTCCAAGGTTTCAGCCAGGAGCTATCCGTAGCCAACGTATTGGTATGGAAGACGGGGGTAGTGTCTTAGGTCGTAAACTATTTTTAGAAGGTGGCGAAGTCGACGGGCCTGGAGGCCCAAAAGAAGATTTAGTACCGATATGGGCAAGCGATAAAGAATACGTTGTTTCCCATCAAGGCGTAAAAAATATGGGCGGTGGTGATTTCGATAAAGGAATCGCGGCTCTTGATAAAATTAACTTTGGTAAATAATTATGGCTGAAAACGATCAAGCGTATAGTTATCAGGCTCCCGATAGGAATATCTATGACTTACTTATGGGAGGACGAAGTCGTTTTGGTCTTATGCCTGAAGTTGAGGCGTACTATAGACAGCAGTTTAAAGATTTAGGTAAGGCAAATAAAAACCCATTTACTTATACCGGCGATCGTATTGCAAAATTTTCTCCTAGAGAAGAATACGCAATGCAACTTGCTGATCAAGGCATTGGCGCATACGCTCCGTATCTTTCTCGCGCTAAAGGATTAACCGAAGAAGCGTTAGCTACGATGGCAGGAGGTAGCGCAGAAGCTAAAGCTGCGTTACTTCGTGCGCAACAACAAGGTGAAGATTATACTCGTACAGGATTACAAAAAGGAACTGATTTCCTTGGTCGAAGTATAGATAAAACATCCGAAGCAGAACAAGGACTTATGGGCCGTCTTCGTCAAGCGGAAGGCGCTTTTCGTGGAGCAGAACGAGAAGGGTTAGGTTACGCTTCTGAAGCAGAACGTATCGCTCGTGAAGGTCAGGCAATAACCGATCCTTTTTAT